AATCCGGCAAATGGTCATGTATCAATTATTGGATTTACTCCAAGTCAGGTTATTAGTGGCAATACTTATATTAAGGTTAGCGCTCTACCTCAAGATGATGGTAAAATAGAACCTTTAAGAAATTATATCCTCGCTCTTGATAAAGATAAATCATCTGCAACAGCAAGAACAGACAGGCAAACACCAAATCTACAAGTTAGTATCTAATGGCAAACTTTGAAACAAGAAAAGAATTTCTGAGAATTGATCCAAACTTTAGAAAGAGTTTGGTGCAGGAAGTATTACCTGAATATTTTCAGACATCGTATCCAAATCTTATAGCATTCTTAGATGGTTATTATGAATGGCTAGATTCTGATGAGAACGTAGGTGGTGCAATTGCTGAACTGCACACTGTAAGAGACTTACAAGATTCTACTCTGAAAAGACTTGATTTTGTTTTTGATGAACTTGCACTTGGTATATCAGAAAGTCAGTTTCTATTTCCAAGAGAAGCACTTAGAAATTTTGGTAATTTCTTTAGAGTAAAAGGTTCTCTTTATTCTGCAGATGGATTCTTTAGAGCCTTCTTCAACGAAGACATCGAAGTTACATATCCAAAAGAATCTATTCTTAAAATTGGTGTAGATCCGATTGGGCCAGAGCAGGCTTTCGTTCTCACTGACGGTCGATTGTATCAGATTTTATCAATACTTATTAAATCACCAATATCACTGAATACTTGGGAACAACTATATCGCAAGTTTGTTCATCCAACTGGATTCTATCTTGGTGCTCAAACTGTTATTGAAGGCCAAGGTTCTGTAATTATCTCAACAACTACGTCTGATCCAGATCCGGATCCAACGCTGAAGATTATTGGATCAGCTTCCTTTACTATAGTTGCTGAGAATGATACTACTATTTTAATTCCTGATGATGGTGGTGATTCTGATGGATGTCCACAACGGATGAATCCATTACGTACCATTGATTTTTACGATGGTGCTACAAATACTATGCAATACTTTACGACATGGTACAGTAATCTAGATGAATGGGGTGGATTCCCTCGAGATGGATTAACATTTGATGATTATGCAGACTCTGCAGGCGCATCTGCAATGAGATTTGATAATACATATGAAACAATGGATCATCGCATATATGAAACATTCTGTGTACCTTATGTCGATAATGGCCATATTGCAGATAACAGTCAATTAACAATTGGTCAATATGTCGTTGAAGGTCTGTAAAACCAATATAAATAACAATAATTCAATTTGTAGGATTTAATATGGGCAAGCAAATAGTTAATGTCGGAACTACCGGTAATGATGGAACCGGTGATGATCTACGAACAGCCGGCAATAAAATTAATGATAATTTTAATGAGCTTTATACTGATGTAAGAGCTTTGCAAGTTGCTAGTGGTGTTTCATCTACATCTTTTGGTGTATATTTTGATAGTAATCAAATTAGTTGGGAAGGCACCACTGCAGATTCATTTGAAACAGCATTAAGCGTTGTTGATCCTACAAAAGATAACACTATTTTATTACCAGATTCAAGCGGTACTCTTGTTCTCGATACTAACATTGGGGCTGTAGTGAATGCAGCTACTATTGGTATTATTAATAGTACCGTTGATTCAAATTATATTGCATTGCGTACAGGTGTTGCTCAAGACTCAGGTGCAACTCTTCTTATCGTTTTAGCAAATTCTATTGATTCAGGAGACATTCCACTTCTTGTCGATAGCGCATATGTACAAGCACGACAACTTGCTGGTACAGATCAAGCTCTTTGGGACAAACTAGATAGTATTGGCGGTAATGTATCGCCAGCTGCAGATAGCGAATATGATCTTGGAGATTCACAACGTAGATGGCGAGATCTATGGTTGAGTGGTAATACAATTCATCTCGGCGATGCTACAATTACAAACAATGGTTCTGAGGTAGCATTCGGTCGACCGATTACGGCCAATATTAAAGTTCAAAATTCTATGGATCTACAAGGAAACTCATTTGTAGATTCAAATGGAATGAACATGCGGTCTCCTAAATTTAATTTTGGTACAATTGATGGAGTTCAGTATATACACTTCAATCAATCAGCACCACAAATCAGAATAGGCGATTCAGATACACCTGCCGGTTATATACAATTGGGTCATAATGCGACAGATAACGGTTCTGTTGGTAAAGGCACTATGCATTATAACTCGACAGATAACACATTTAATTTTAAAGACAGCGAAGGTTGGTTCTCTCTACCTCGTACTGCATTTGATTCAGCAGATGTAATATCTACTATTGATAGTGCTTATGTGAAAGCAAGAGCTGTAGAACCTGATCTTAGGTCTTACACTGTTGCAACAGTGCCAAACTCACCACCAAATGGTAATTTAATTTTTGTAAGTAACGGTAACTCAGGTGCCGCATGTCTGGCAGTATATGACAGTGATGCGGGATTCTATAAGAGAATCGTACTTGGAGCCCAGATTAGTACTTAATAGGATATAAAAAATGCCAGCAATTGTAACAGACGCACTAAGAAGACAAATTGCACAAGACTTCTTTGATCAATTTACAAACGATACACGAAAGTATTATATCGGTGTAGGTCGGTCAGAGCAGTGGGATTCTTCAGATACGGTACCAACACCTACAAATACTCCAACGACTGTTGAAGCATTTCGTAATAGCTTACAATCGGTGAAGAAGGTTGAAGCAACTTCATTAGTTGTGCCACGTAATAACTGGTCATCAGGTAGAATTTATTCGCAATACGATGATCAACAGGGTGGATATCCAACTCAGCCATATTACATTATGAATGAATCACGTCAAGTCTATGTCTGTTTAGAAACGGGTCGTGATGGAACTGGTGCTGCTGTACCATCAACTGTACAACCTACTCATGCTAACCTTGATTCTCGTAGAGAAGCAGATGGTTATGTGTGGAAATTTTTATTCACAATTAGTGCAGAAAGAGCAAATAATTTCCTTTCAGGCAACTTTATGCCTACTTTATTACAAGGTGCAACAGATTCAAACTCTACTGGTATTCAATTAAAACAAATGGCAGTACAAGATGCGGCAACTTCAGGTGAAATTCTAAGTATTATTATTACAGATGGTGGGGCCGGTTATACAGGTGTTCCTACTGCAACACTTACAGATCCAAGTGGAGCGAATGCTTCGTTTAATATTACTATCGATTCTGCTACAGGACAAGTTGTAAGAATTCGTATGGATGATAGCACAAACGGTGATGTCGCGGGACATGGATCTGGTTACACCAATCCTTCAATTACATTTAATGGTGGTGGTGCTACAAGAAACGCTCAAGCTCGAGCAGTACTCGGACCTGATTCTGGTATTGGGCGTGATCCTCGCGAAGATTTAAAATCTGCTTCAGTAATGTTCCATGCGGAACTGAGAGGTACAGATAGTGACTTTATCGTAGATCAAGACTTTAGACAAGTCGGATTGATTCGTGATATTAAGAAAAATGATAACACTATCTTCGGTGAAACAACTGGTAATGCGCTGTTCTCAATGAAATTAAGTAGCATTATTACAGAGTTCACAGCAGATAAAATCATCGAAGGACAGACTACTCTTGCACGTGCATATATAGATGAAGTAGATTCAAATATTCTTTACTATCATCAAACGACAGAAACAGGTTTTGTAGCTTTCCAGAATGGTGAGCTTATTGAAGAAACAAACGGTGGTGGTGAGGGTGTTATTGATTCTGCCGCTATATTACCTGAAGTATTACCTTCAACAGGTGAAGTACTCTTTATTGATAACAGATCACCAGTCGATAGAAGTACCGCACAAAATGAAGATATTAAAGTTATTATTCAGTTCTAAGGATTAGAGGATGTCAACACTACTTAATTCAAGACTTTTAAGCAACACTTATAAAGACGATTTTCTAGATAGTGATAGCTATTACAGAATTCTCTTTAACAGTGGACGTCCTCTGCAAGCACGCGAACTTACGCAGATGCAGACTATTATCCAAGAACAAGTTAAAAGATTTGGTAATAATATTTTTAAAGAAGGTGGCGTCGTAAAACCTGGCGCTGCTATACTTAATAATTCTTACGAATTTGCAAAGCTAATCACAACACAGTATGCTCTTCCTTCAAACTACAATTCTCTATTGGGTAATACATTTACCGGTAATATATCTGGTATTACAGCAAGACTCATAGAAGTTGTTCCAGCAGGATCAGGAGATCCTGCTACGATTTATATTGCTTATACTAATGGTCCTACTGGTCAATCAGGTTTAACTACACCTCGTTTTACACCAGGAGAATCAATTACAGATGGTTCTACTACACTTAGAGTACAAGAAGTAAATACTGATGCAAATCCAGCAGTCGGTAGAGGTCTTAGATATTCAGTCGACGCCGGTATTTATTATGCAAAAGGTTTCTTTGTATTTACAGAAGCACAAAGTCATATTGTTTCAAAATATACAGACACTGCAAATGAAATTGTAGGTTATAAGATTGTTGAAGATGTAGTTAATGTTGATGATGATCAAGGACTTTATGATAATCAAGGAGCTGTTCCAAATGTGTCATCTCCTGGTGCAGATAGATTACGAATTAAATTAGTTCTTACAAAGCAATCTGCTACGACGAGCAATGATAATTTTATCCCAATTGCAACTATCAAAGATGGTGTTGTATTTCGAACAGTAGACGAAGATAATTCATATAATGTTTTAAGAGATGTAATTGCTACAAGGATTCATGAGAATTCTGGAGACTATATTGTAAAGCCTTTTAAACTTTCATTTGAAGAGGATTCTGACCAAGATAATCTGATTATGAACGTAAGCCCAGGTATTGCCGTTGTTGAGGGTTATAGAGCAAATTTATATACTCCTTTTAAAGAAAGAATTACAAAACCATCTAACACAACAGAAGTCAATAATGAAATTACAGCGATAGGTTTTGGTAACTATGTTCTTGTTGATAATGGTACGTCTAACAATACTGCTGGCATGCCAAATATTCATAACTTTAATAAATTAAATCTTAAAGATAATACTGGACATACCGGTAATACAATCGGGACAGCGCGTGTTCGGCAAATTGTAAGAGATACCGGTAATTTCCTTCGCTATTACCTTTTTGATATTCAAATGAATTCTGGACAGAACTTCAGAAATGTACAAAGTATTGGCCTTACAACCAATTCATATTTTAATCTGTATAGACCACTCGGTAAAGCAGAACTCAAAGAAGTCACAAAAAATAATCTATTATTTGCATTGCCGTTTAAAAGGCCTCAAGCACTAGATGATATTAATCTTACTGTACAACGTAGATTTCAGCAAACGACGGACGGTGCTGGTGCAGTATCACTTACATTAACTGCGAGCGGCGAAACATTCGCAAACACTGCTGATTGGATTGCCGTTCCTGCTGGTGATGATATATTAAACACTGGACTTACATTTGCTTCAAGTCCTGTCGGTCAAGTTGCGGCAAATATTACAGGATTAAATCCATCAACCTCATATGAATTTTTAGTTTATGTTGATAAATCAATTGGTTCTGTAAGAAGTAAAACTAAGACCGAAAGAACTATCACTGTTGCTCCTGATGGAGACGGCAATATACCTCTAGGAAAAGCTGACATCTTTAGCATAAAGCGTGTTTCAGTTAATGATTCTGACGGGCTTGATATTTCTGGAAGATATGAGTTAGATAATGGACAAAGAGATAATTACTACGCACTTGGTTCATTAAAATTAAAAGCTGGTAATTCAGCTCCAGCAACGGCTTTTGTAAGATATGAGTACTTTACTCATGGTGCAAATGGCGATTTCTTCGCAATTAATTCTTATACAGGTCAAGTAGACTACGATAAGATTCAAAATTACGATCTTGCAAATGGTGATCAGCTTAATCTAAGGAATGCAATTGATTTTAGATCTGTACAAGATTCTGACGGCGAATTTGATAATGCTGCAAAGGGTGCTAGGATTAATGAATTGCCTCAAGTAAACGGTGTTGTGCGAGCTGATATTACATATTATATGAATGAAAGAGCGATTCTTTCTGTTAATGCTGATGGAATTCTTACACTAAGAAGGGGTACTCAATCATTCTTCCCTGTACCTCCGGTTGTACCAGCCGGTAATTTGCCATTATATAATATAGAATTTAGAGGTAATACTTTAAATGATTCAGATTTAACTATCAGCAAAATTGAACATCGTAGATATACGATGAAAGATATTTCAAGACTTGAAGATAGAGTAGATAGAAATGAAGAAATTATTGCTCTTAATATGCTTGAAATTGATACAAAGAATTTGCAAGTGTTTGATTCAAGCGGTCTTGACAGAACAAAATCCGGCTTTTTTGTAGATAATTTCTCAACACAGCTTTTTAGTGATACAAAAAATCCGGATTATAGAGCTGCGATTGATCCTCAACTTAACTTCTTAGTTCCTACTTTTAATGAAGATAACGTTCGCTTAATATACGATTCTGATGAATCAACTAATGTGATCAAAAAAGGCGATAACATCTATCTAAGACATAGTGAAGTTGAATATCTTACTCAACCACAGGCATCAAAATCGATTAAGATTAATCCATTTGAAGCTGTAATTTACATAGGTGATATTCAACTTTCACCTTCATCAGATGAGTGGAGAGAAACAAAGATAAGAGCAAAGAAAATGGTAGACGGTGGCACTAAGCTCGATACCACTCAAGCTTATCTTTGGAACAATTGGCAGTGGAATTGGGGTGGTAAGTCTATTGAACAATTACAAGTAGGAGATACAACCAATACCAAGACAGAAACAACAGCAACAAAAATACATTCAAATGTGAATAAAGTTGTATCTGAAGAAACATTGCTTGAAGTGATTGATACGAGGATTATTGATATTGCATTGATACCGTTTATGAGATCAAGGAAAGTATATTTTAAAGCTCAAGGTTTAAGGCCGAGTTCAAAGGTATGGGCATATTTTGATGGAGTTAGAGTTGATTCATGGGTCAGAGAAGAGACATTTGAATTTTGCTGTAATGATCATAAAGACTATGGTAATACTCAAAATAATGCTACACAGCATCCTCAAGGCTCAAGTGAATTAATTACAGATGCGAATGGCGCAGTCGAAGGTTCGTTCTTTATACCTAATACAAAAGCTATTCGATTCCGTACTGGTATTCAAGAATTTAAAATATTGGATATTAGTGCAGATAATGAAAAGAAAAGTGGAACAATTGCTTCAGCACTTTTTGCTTCTACAGGTTACCTAGATACCATTGATCAGACTATTAAGTCTACACGTGTTCTTAATGTTGATCATAAGCGTAGCAGTAAAAATAGATATGTTCCGCCACCTGCAAATTATGGCGGTGGAGGTGACCGGGACGGCTTTAGTGATCCGAGTTGTACATCTAGAAGTAATCCAAATAATAATAGCTGTGGTCCAGGTTCATCAAGTAAAGTTGTTTGTACTGCCATGAACGAAGATTATGGATTTGGATCTTACAGAAATGCTGTTTGGCTTAAGTATTCAGAGATAAAATATGCTGATAAACCAGAATATGAAATTGGTTATCATGCTATATTTAAACCTCTACTTAAAATACGACATAAAAATGCATTCGGTAAAACGACTTATAAATTATTACAACATATTGCTAAACGCCGAACTGCTGATTTGCGTGCAGAAATGCACGGAAGAAAAAGAGATACCATAGGAAGAGCATGGAGATTCGTACTCGAACCTCTGTGTTATGCGACTGGTAAAGTTATTCTGAAAGTAAAAGGGCAAAAATAATGAGTACTTCACTTGGTTATCAGATCAATAGAAATCCATTAGCGCAATCTTTCTATGTGGAAGAAATAAACGGTGTCTATCTTACAAAAGTTGATTTATTTTTTAAATCAAGAGTAACAACTTCTCCTGTAAGTCTTCAAATTAGACCTATGGTAAATGGTTTTCCTTCAACTTCGGAAATCATACCGCAGTCAACTGTTTATGTGAATGGCTCAAATGTTAATATATCGGATGACGCGACTGCTGCTACAAGTTTCGCATTCGACGAGCCATTATATCTTAGAGGATTATTTGATTACGCTATTGTAGTAACTGCCAACAGTGAAGAATATGAAATTTTCATCGCACAGGTAGACGAGTTTGAAGTAGGCACGACCGCAGGCAGAATTGCAAGGAATCCTGCACTTGGTTCGCTTTTCTATTCTGCAAATGGTGGTACATTCACTGCAGCTCAAGATCAGGATTTGGCATTTAAAATACATAGAGCAGAATTTAATACATCTACAATTGGAACTGTAATCCTAAAAAATTCTTCATTACCTCAAAAGCTTTTAGATATTAATCCAATTCAAACAACTGCTGCTAGTGATACTGTGAGAATTCATGATGTAGGTCATGGATTTATTGTAAATGATCCAGTCACTATACGTGGATTAGATTCATCTCAAGAAATTGGTGGAATTAGAACAACAAGTATTATGGGTGCTGCAAAAACAATTTCTGCAGTTGATTGGTCGGGATACGAAATTACTGCTGACTCTTCAGCTGATAGTGATGCAATTGGCGGTGGTGGTGGCGTCTTAGTTACTAAGAATGTACCATTTGGCGCTTACTATAGTAATACACAAATGCTTCTTCCTGAAAATACAGATTATTTTTCATCTTATTTACCAGTTAATGCAAAATCCTTTGCCGGCACTGAAACTCCATATCAACTTCAACCTAGATTTGTTGAAGGCACAATACAAGAAACTGATTATACCGCGGTTCCTCATGTTGTAATGAATGATGCAATTGAAACAGCTGAACTTGGAGCTGGAGTTAAATCATATAAACAACGTATTGAAATGAGTTCAAATGATACTAAAGTTTCACCTTTAATTGATTTGCAAAGATCATCAGTTACACTTATTAATGCATTAATTGACAATCAAGATTCTGCAGCAACTGTAGGATTTAATGTACCATTAAATTGGGTACCTGAAACAAGTGCACGTGGCGGATCTTCAGCGGCAAAACATATTACTCGTAAAATTGAGTTAGTAGAACCTGCGGTAGGACTTAAAATTATCTTTGCTGGATATCGCCCTAATGGTGCAAACTTTGATGTTTATTACAGAACCTGTGAAGAAGGAGTCGATCTTAGAAATGTAGATTATGTTTATTTACCTTCTACTAGTAATAACCCTACAGACACAGAGATTATATTCAGAGAATATCAGTATCTTGCTGGAGGAGATGGCGGCGATCTAAAAGAGTTTACGCAATTCCAAATAAAAATAGTATTTAGATCAACAAGTAGCGCAAAGGTACCAGTTATAAAGGATCTAAGAGTTATTGCGTTAAGTGTTTAATTATGGAAAGATATAATAAAGTTAATGGTAGCATAGGACTAGTAAAAGATTCTCGGACTCACGCTATACTAAATACTGATTCTGAAAAAATACGTCAAGCAAAGGCTATTAAACAGGCGAGAAAAAAACAAGTCAATGAAATTGAAGATCTCAAAAGAGATGTCAATGACATAAAATTAATGCTTAATCAAATCGTGGATAAACTTAATGGCGCGTAAAGTAATATTTAATATCAACAATACGCTTGTTGCCACGATTAATAAAATCAATCAAATGTCTGATTGGCTTGGCGATCTTGATGACCTCAATAAAAGAAATTATAATGCACCTACACGAAGTTATTTAGGTGGCTTCGAGGATAACGAGTATGTAGAAAACGGCGGGCCGGCTAATCAGTCGGCGGTTGCTGCTGCTGAATGGCTACATCAAGAATTAGCAAGAGCAAGATTTGCTATGTTCGGGCAAGAGCTCGTTGATAGTGATGATAGTATTGATAGCAATCTAGAAATAGCGACAATTCGATTTAACAAAGTTGTTGTAGCAGACAGCGCAGTATTTGGTAGATTAACAACCTTTGGATTTAGAGTTCCCGTAGACTCTGATCTGAGTCCTACTTCAGCAACTGTTATAAGAGACAGTCTCGATAGTAACTTCATATATCCTTCATTTGAAGGAGGACCGCGATTTAATACCGGTCTTACTATCGATAGTGGTTACATTAGGAATTTTTCGGGCATTCATCTTGACGTTGGTAAATGGTTTACAACTGACAGTGGCTTTAAAACTTTCTTTAATGATAGCACAGACAGTATAGGTAACTTTGTACCTCTATTTGATTTTGGTTTAACAATTAGAGATAGTGCTTATATTGGTACAATACATGGCCCGCGCAACTTATTTAAGTTTCCAAGACCTCGTAAACCCGGTTTCCCAAATGGTTACACATTTGATTCTTCTACAATTGATATTATCACGCCGCTTGGGTTTGATTCTGGTAAAAGCGTAATTACTCTATTAGCACCTGATTCAACTGATAGTTCTCAAAATTGGACTCTTGATTATGATAGTGCTAAATTTAAAAAGGTAACGGTTGATTCTGCCACATTTGATACTTGGACAGTAGAATCAGATGGAGATAATATATACGTACCTTCTCCTATACATATTAAAAGATTTGTTTTTGATGTTGATTCTTCCTTTGATTCTCAAACTCCACTAACATTGCTTCCTGGTGGATTTGATTCTGCATATAGAGCAGTTTTTCATAATAGACTTGATTCTGGTTTTGAGCATACAAGTTTTTTAGTTATTAGGGAATCTGATGGATCTACAATACATTTTGGCGGTTACTTGTTAAGTCAATATGATTCGGATCAACGGTTATAAATAGAACAAGAGATAGAACATGACACGTAGAATACAAATACAAACTTCGAATTCTATCGGCACATGGATTGCTAAGAACAATGTGTTGTCTGATAATTTTGGTGATCTAGATCTTCTCGATTCTCATTTCGAGTCTTCACGTTTTGGTAAAAATGATTCGAATTTTGTTTCTGCTTTGAATCACCTTCATAGAGAGATTGATAGCATTGCTGCTGCTCTCTTTGATTCAGGTGGTATTCTTAACGTTTCTACAATTTATGCAGATTCTGCAGTAATTAACAGAGTTCGTGCAAACTATCTCTATGCAGATAGTGCAGACGTCGACTCAGCATTCACTCATCAATTGACAGGTCATAAACTCGATTTTGTTGATGCACATATTGAAAGTGCTGAAATTGCACATCTTTCTGGTAGAACGATTGCGTTTGATAGTGGTAGAATTAAATACTTATCAGGTGAATATATAGACTACGATAGCGCAAGCTTTGGTAGAGTAAATGTAGTAGACAGTGCATTTATAAGTCATGCTACAGTAAATAATTTAGTGGTAAAAAGTAATTTTCAATTTGATAGCATTGATTTTTCACACGTATTTCCATTTACAATAAAGGATTCAATTGGACAAATACTATTAGGTGGATACTTACTTTCAACTGACAGTGATATTAACGTACCTTAAGGATTATGAAATATGTCATTAGCACAACCGGCGTCTAGACCGCTTAAAATTGATAGAAGAAATGTTGATTTATATGTTGGCGGTGTTGATCAAAATGCCAATGTTTCTGGTGTTGATTTTTACGGAACAGATACAAAAGCTGGAGCTCATGGGCTCATTGAATGGAATACAAATGACCTTTTGAGATTTTATACATGGATTAGATGGTTATATGTTAGAAATCAAACCGTTACATTGTCTTATGTAGGGTCTGGTGGAAATTTAGGTATTATGCGTGATAACCGAATGCAGGCAGGTGATGCTACTAACCATGCAAGTTCATTTAGAACAGCAGCGCAAACTCCAAACATTTCACGCATTGATGTTGATTGGAGTAAAATCCAAGTCAATTATGATACGTCAGTTCCTAAGCCTAATATATTAGATTTTGGTTGTGATTCACCACCTCTTATAGTAGGTGGCTATGGTAATATACGTAGAAGTTCTATGGAAAAATTTCCAATGAATGATCTTGGTGAACTTGTTGCCGAGGCTCTTGGAGAAATTGGCAATAATAAACCTCAATCCTACATTGCCGACATGACTACCGGAAGAATGGGTGGTTATGCAATTATTAGACAGGACGCTACAATTCCAGCGACACACGATGACGGCGGTACTCTTACAGACATGGGAAGAGTGTTTGAAGATACGATTGCGAATGCGGGTGCTTACACTTCTGGCGGTATACCTGAAACGAAAGATCAGCCATTAGCAGTAAATACTGCAAATCAATGGAATCTCTATTCAATGGATGTACCAACAAGTGGACCACCGACGCCACCAAACATGGTATATGTTGACGCTGACGGTGGTATTCATGAATGGGGTCTTGCTGGTATGCAGCAATATTTTGAACAATCAGTACAACATATCGCAGCTAATGGATATAATGCTGCTGGTAGTGGTAAATTAATATTCTATATTGCTGGAGAAATTAACGGCGTAAATTTAGGAGATGGTGGTTCATCAACCGCTTTAGATGCTGGATTCGGTGAAGTAGAAAATGAAAGATTAAATGGATCATCAGTTGCCGGTTATACGACTGGTCCTGCTCAACCGGCAAGCGGTGATAACTACCGTACTCAAGAGTTTCCTAATGGCGTTGCACAAATATATAACACTTATAGTCTTAGATCATATACAAACCCAGTAGTTTGAGGATAAAATAATGGAATTTATTAGAGCTTACTTTGCAAATAATGAAAGAACAGTCGTAAAAGCTTTTTATTTAAATGATGAAGGTAGCGAAGTGCCTTACGTGATTTCTGCTGAAGATGGTAATCCACAGTGGACAAAATTATTACAAGAAATTACCATTGATGATTTACATGAAGCGACTTACAAGTATATTAAACAGTCCTATATTGATTATAAGACTGAGATTATGACATTAGCTAAAGAAGATGGTATTCTTTTAGAATTAGATGAAATGAATAGTGATGCTCATAAAAAGCTTCTCAATGTAATTTTTAATTCAGATACAGATGAAAAAAGAAAGAGAGAATCTTTATTCGCATTTAAGCTAGCATTATTTGAATTTGACGTTATTAAAAATTCAGATGATAGAGAAACAAAGGCAAAGATACGTAAAGCTGATGACACCATTAGTGCTTTAGAAGCAGCGATTCATATCATAAAACAGAGCTAAATTCCTTCGAACTCATGTGTAAGAAGTGACATGCATCTGATTTAGGATGATTTTCATCAACTATAAAATTCCATGCTTTACCGATATCAGTTGTAGGTATACCATATTTTTCTATAATGTATGATAAATAAATTTCGTTATTAGGACAGCCTTCTATATTCGCAAGTTTATTTTCATCACTCGCTAACCATTCCGGATAATCTGCATTTATTTGTTTTTCTCTTTGTTGAAATCTAATAAGATTGCAGATTTCCTTTGTCATACCAAACACGCCGGTGTTTATTATATTATGCTCAGAAGAGATTCCCTCATATCCTAGCATCAATCTTTTTCTGTCAATTTTCCAGCGAGGAGCTAATGTCTTGTGACATAAGAACTTGCTAAAATCATGATGTTCGAAAAAATTAACTCGAGTACGCGGTAACACATCTAAATCTAAGTATAAAACTTTATCATATCTTTGAGCTAAATCCTCGGCAATATAAATTTTCATAAAATTTAATGTAATGAAATTTATTTGTTTTTTGTGATCTATTTTATAATGTCTATATTCTGCACCACAGATTTCAGCATACTTTTTGTGGCTTTCAATTAAAGCGTCTTTATAAGTAGACCATTCCTCTACTATATGTTTAGGCTGACCTCGATTTTTAAAATCTGTCCATACGTCAAAGATTATATTTGTCACACCAATTCCTTACGTAACTAAAATCTTTATTTATACAATGGATAAACTTTGTTTTTCGTGGTACATAGCTCCATTTATCCATGTAGTAATGCCAATATGTATCATGTAAATTTTGATATTCTAATTCTTTGCTAAAGAGTTTATATGCAAATATTGTTTCATTATCATAACCAAATAAATTCCGTATATCATCTGGCCAAAATTCATCATTAATAAGATTAGTCATTAGATCTATGGTCTTTTCAAATTCTCCAAAATAATCTAATTTGTTTAAGCATTCTCGATTAGCACCTATAATTCCTGTATTAAAAACGGGACGAATCTCACCAAGCATTGCTCGAGCATTCCAATATTTTGCAAGTGGAGATCTTATACTATGAAGATGACGATTATGATCTTTATGGCTCCATGGTTCAGACATGATCGCGATACCCTTTGACAAGTCCCACTCATCAAAGAAATTTTCATTTGTAACCGGTATCACATCTAAGTCAAGATATAGTATTTCATCATAGTCTAAATTATATAGAAGATGCATTTTATAAAAATTAATGATATTATATTCAGATATTTCAGGTCCAAATTGTTTGCTAAACTTTATATAATTATCATCATATTTAAAATGCTTATACTTAACGCCTATTGAGTCAGCGTATTTCATTTGCCTATCTAAAAGCCATTGATAGTTATCATTAAACTTTTTCTGATTTTCAAAATGAGATACGGGGTTTTGTATATCAATGTAAAGACTATAAATCACTCTATTCATTATGATTGCCAATTACCATATATCTTTCATATCCATTTGACATTTTAATTGTATCATAAAACCAAATCTTTTTTAACCCAGATTTGTTAATTAATTCATATACGTCATTACAGCAATTGATATGCTGATCTCTTATGTGAAACATATTATTACTCTGAAGAATAAAAACACAATTCTTTGCATAATTTTTATTCTTCAATATTTCTGGTAAAGGGGGCATATGTTCAGATGAAGTATTGATTACTAATCTTACACCCTCATCATTGTCAATAGGATCCATAACATTTTGTACTTTGTAATCAACAATGTCATTTAATAATTTATGATGACTAAATTTTCTACATAAATTAATTGCTTTCTCATCCATGTCAATATTCGTTATTGATTGAATATTATTTAAACTTTCCATTAAACCGTCGATAAGTGGCCAACCAAACCATCCTCCATATAAATGAATTTTGAGATCTTTAAATTTATGCAATTCATCTAATGGTAAATTATCAATTAACCACTGTTTACATTCTAATTGATTTGGAGATAAGCTATCTAGTAAAACTTTAGGATCATAATCTTCATGAATTGCATCCCACCATACTTTCCAATATACAGAATCAATTCCAATATTTTTCAAATCCATTATAACCCTCATTATCAAATGGCTTATTAATTCCACCTTTGTGACCATCAAAAATACAGACTGGGATATCAGGTCTGAAAAAAAGTCTGTTTACATCATGACCGTATAAATTGTAATTATACTTATTAGTTCCATATAATCTCGAATATGCTTCACCTTTTGGCAAATATAACAATTTGTCTGGCATATCATAATAAAGATAGCGATCAATACCTTTATACTTTATCATGTAATAGTCTGGATTTTTCGAAAATTCATTCCATATATCTGTACAATCTCCTTTCCAAATCATGATAGAAGAATTAATATCGACATCAAACTCTTTTTCAATTTTTGACATATATGGTTTCCAATATGCTTTTACTAGACATAGCATATCATCTACGCAATAGTCTTTAAAATGTGTAATGTCATTTTGAATTACAACATCTAGATCTAAGAAGATTGTGGGAACTTTTGTAGGATTTTCAAATAGTGTAAGTTTCCACCACCATGTTTCAAGCAGATAATCAGGTAAAGGTTGTATTATAATATTGCGATCAATACCATTAGCATCTTCGGTATAACATATAAAATTAAAATCACACTGAAGATTTCGTTCTACCATTTTATAAAGGCGATTCACATGAAACGAATCAAACTTATCACCCCACTTTACGCATACAATATTCATTTATCACCAACATATCAAGTGCCGTTTTGTTAAAAGTATTTATTGCTTGTTCTGGAGTTTCTACTATGGGTTCTTGGCAGTTAAAACTTGTATTCAACACCATAGGAATTCCAGTTATTTTATAGAACTCGTTAATTAAGTCATAGTATTTTTCATTTTGCTTTCTATTTACGGTTTGAATTCTTGCAGTACCATCAATATGTGTTACACCTGGTATCTTATCAGATTTTACTGGCATAATGCGTGACATATATGGACTCGGTTGATTTGTATCAAAATATTCTTCGTAATAATCTTCTAAAACAGAAGGAGCAAATGGTCGAAAGTCTTCTCTCTTTTTAATTGTTTTGTTTATAATATCTTTGATGTCTGGATTACGAGGATCTGCAAGTATGCTGCGGTTACCAAGAGCTCGATTACCTGATTCTGATCTTCCTTGAAACCATCCTATAATTTTACCATCAGCAATCGCCTGTGCCACTTCCGTAAGATTTACTTTTTCATCTCCTATAAAATTATACTCTTTACCACCATAAGTTTCAGGTATGTGTATATTATTATTTAATACATAATCTGCATGCATATAGACACCTAGTGACTGTCCTTCATCTCCAGGTGCAGGAGGCACATATACTTTATCATATATTTTTGTAAACTGTTCATTCATATAACCATTATACGCAACACCTCCTGCTACACATATATTGTCACATGATTTCAAAGGATGAACGTGTCTTTCGATAAGCTCTAATGTATGTACTTGTAAAGTATGAGCGATATCTTCCTTCGAAGCAGATTTAATTACATCTTCAGCAGCTTTAGTAGGAAGACTAGGTTTAGTATAAGCTTTGCAAACCATGTTATCGAGTGCTAAATGAATAATAGGATCATAATTGCCATAAGCAGATAATCCCATAAGTTTTCCTGCCGCTAAATCACCAAATCCTAATTCACGAGAAAACCAATTCCACATTAATCCTATTTGCACTTTATCAGATAAGTCTGTTATTTTTCCATTCTTATCAATGAAAAGACAATTATAATTCCATCCTCTGCCATCAATAGCTAAAATATCTGATTGTGTAAAACCTGAGCTAAGAAATGCATATGCGGCATGTGATTGATGATGATCTATGTAATAAAGATCATCCTTCATCCAATAATCCCATAGATGAGTAGGTTTAAAATCTAAACACTCATGACTAAACCCTGCTTCTCCAACTCCGCCTACTGTAACTGTAAAACTTGTTGCCTTTGGAAAATATTCATCAAAATATTTTTTAGTGCCATTAAAATTATGTTTAATGCGACTATGTCTTTCTATTTGATTATGGTATTTTCCGTCGTATGTGTTATGGTCATGTGGTCCTATAGCTACA